TCTGTGGATTGTTCTGAGCCATCTGATTCATTTGAGCTAACTGCTGTAATTCTTGTGGAAATTCTAATTCAATTTGTTCTTGAGACATTAAACTAATATGTTCAAAAATATTTTTCTCCATTGCAGCCATAACCACAGGATTATTTCTAGCAATGTTAGTTGCCATAAAATTTAAATGTGAAGTTATGTGGGCTCTGTGATCTTGACCAGGGAAAGCTTGAAAATTTTTACCACTTAACGCCATGATGTTTTCTAAACTTGGGTCAATCGGTTGTGGTTGTTCAGGCTTAACTAATAATGTGTCAATATCTTTTACACCTAATGCTTCATACATATTCCTATACGCTTGATACATGTTGTGCATCTGCGGATTAGAAGTTGCCAGCTGCAACTCTGTTTGTGCGAGGGAAATACGCTGAGTTTGAGAAAAGATGTTGGGATCAGCAACTGGCAATATATCTACTCTGTCATCAAAGTCTGTTTGTTTAACTGTTCTTTGACCCCCAACTACGTCATACGGATATTCCGGTGGTAGATATAACTTGAATACTCTTCCTAACAATTTGAATTCTTGTTTTAATGAAGAGTAAATTCTTTTGTGAATAGCTGACATTGTTCTACTGCCACGTTCTAATAAAGCAACTGTAGTTCCAACTGCAGCTTGTTGATTGCCATCACCAACTTGTAGATCAGCAATCGATGCAAATCTTTGACCAGCATTAACTACAATACCCATAAGGTTTAATAATGTAGCTGATGGTTCTTTGAATGGTAACATCATAAATGAATCTTTTAGATTTCCACCTGGTGCATCTACATCTCTAAATTCACCTGGTTGAATAGATTGCGCGTCATCTCTAATTCTAATACCACGCATTTTAAATCCAGCAGGTAAGTTAGATAAAGTTCCTGCATCTAATAACTGACGGAGTGCAGCAGTTGCAGTTCTGCTCAATCCGCCAATCATGTGGATTAGACCAAAGCCATAAAACCCTAGTCCTGGAAGAAACTTAAAATGAGTAAAGTAAGGAATTTTGTTTTTATCTGGATCACCAATTTCATAGTTACGTCTAATAGATAAAACATTTCTTGTTGCTTCATCAACTGTTACTATGTATGGAATTTTAATTCCTGAAGGTTCGCCTGTTTCATCAGAGTCTTCAAAACCTTCTATGTCTAAATTAACATGACATTCTAAAAGAGTGTAGACATCATCGTCTTGTGTTTTTCTTTGACCTTCTAGTTCTCTTTCTTTTTTCTCAACATCGTCTTCGACTTGTCTTGGAGAACCTAAATCAATGTCTAAATAAAAACCTGCTACTTGTTGTTTTCTTAATTCGTTCTTAGAAACTTTTACCCGATGGATGATTGCCTCTGCATCGTCTAATGAGGTAGCCGTGTAGGGTACAATCAAATCATCTGCCGGTACGAACTTTGATGTCGCTTTTTTAGATAACTCATCATAATAAGTTTTCTTAAAAGCTGATCCTGCTAAAGGTAAATAAAATAACAGTTGATCAAAGTCGGGCTCATAGTCTTTCATTTTTTCCATGAGCTCGTAGTTCATAAAATCTTTAACACGTTGTGCTTGTTTAGTTTTCTCTTCACTTGGTGCACCGATCACAGCTGTTCTAACTGGACCATCTGCTGGAAGTAATTCTTTGTAAGCTAACGCTTGGAACTGAGTAACCGCTTCTGCTAGAACTGGGTGCGTTGCACCTGAAGCTCCTTGGAAAGGTTCTGTTCTCATATCATATTTGAAACCTAATAAATCTAAACCTTGAGTGTAAGAACGTTCCCATTCTTTTCTACCCATTTGGTAATCTTGATATTTTTGAGAAAGGTCTGAACCTATTTCATCTAAAACATTGTCTGGTAAAAATTCTGCTAAGTTTGCATAATGTTCATCGCCACCTTCTGGTTGCGCAGCTCGAGGATCAAAATCTATTTGTACTGATCCATCTTCTAATTCTGTTTGTTCTATGGGCCCTGGTGCCTGTTCCTGTGTTACTTGTTCTTCAACAATTGCTTCTTGAATTTGTTCTTCACCCGGTATAATTGCCGAGCCTCTTGGACCTTGCGTCAGGGACTTGTCTACTTTGTCTGCCATTTTTTATTTTCTCCAGTTTCACTGTCTTAACAGTATTATAGTTAATATTCAACCCTTGAGGCGTGGGTCCTGATTCAGGCGGCAGGAGCCAGGTTTTAGGGTACGTATGTTTCGGTTTCATCTTTTACACCTTTGTTTTCTTCTATCGTCTCTCTAAATCTTGTAGGAATACTTTGCAACATTGATTCAATACCTTGCTTTCTTTCCATTGCATTTTTTAAAAATTGTTCTTCTTCACTTAATGCAGCTTGCTCTAAACCTATATTGACTGCTTTACCAACATTAGGATTATTCATAAACATAGATCCTGCACTTGCAGCGGCTTGAGAAAAAGGTGCTCCAGACATATACATCATTGGAAAGTCTACTGCAGCGGCTAGTGCATTGTCTGCTTTACCAGGGAAAGCAGTTGTAAAAGCATCTATGCCAGGTCTAATACTTTTATAGGCGTTACCTGCATTTTTTATTCTTTCATTAAAAGAATCAAACAAACTTCTTGTTTTAGATTTTTCCGGCTGTTCTACTTTATCTGCAGTAGTGACGCCCGGAATTTTTAATAGTTTTTCTTTAACAGATTTTTGAGGATTTAAAAATTCAACTGTTTGTTTAGGTGTTTTATATGTGCCTCCCAATAAAAGTCTTTCTCCATATTTAGAAAATCTATTTATATTACCTTTTAAATCTAGTTTATTTCTATAAAATAATTTTTTTTCAGCATCATTTAAATTTGCTAATTGAAAACCTATATTTTGTTTTTGAGAGGTTACTATTAAATTTTTTAAAGGATTGTTTTTTACCCCATCACCATGATCAATAACTAAATAATCCTTTCCCCCTGAACCTTGTTTAATTGCTTCATTAATAGAAATTTTTTTATTAGGGTCTAATGGATTATCGATAGGTGTATTTTTTATTTTTTCAAAATCTTTATAAGCTTCAGCAGCTTCTTTAAATTCAGGATTATTTAAATCTATATTTCTAATCGTTATTAATTTTCCCGTTTGGGTATTTCTAAACTTAACATCTTTCATAGTATCACCACCAACGTGTTTGTATAATTCTCCTCCCTGTGCAGTGTGTCTACCTAGTAAAGATAATATATAACTTTTAGCATCATAAAATCTTGTCCCACCCTTAAATACTTGAGTCCTTGATTCTATAGAAGTAGGAAAATTTTTTGTCATTTTATCAAATGTTTTTGTAGTGGTTTGGGAAATATTTTTAATATCATCCGCTGTATAGATTTCTCTTGGTTGAGATACTCTAGCATTTATTGCTCTTAACTTAGGAAGAATTTTATCAAATCTTTTTTTATTTACCTCGGTTAGATATAGTTTAATATTCTGTGTTGTTCCTCTAGCTTCAGAACCTAATTCAATTATAGGTAAATCACCTCTGTTTACATCTTGTACTAGTTTATTAAATTTAACTTTTTTCTCATCTGCAATTCTTCTATCTCCTCCAGGTCCTTTTTCTAATTTATCATATTCAGTATCGCCTAAAGCTTCTCTTACATTGTCTCTAAGACTAACTCTTGATTTTAATTCAGTTTGTTCTGTTTGTATTCCTCTCTTACCGGTTCCAAAAACAGTTTTTTCACCTGCAAGTTGATCTATAATATCATCTAAATAAATTTTCTTTGCACCTGATGCTTTTAAATTTTTGTAAATCTGTTTTATTTTTTCTAGTCTAGCTTCAATTACAGGACTTCTTTTTTTACTTACTTGTGCTTCTAAAAATAATTTTTTAGTATCTTCATTTATAAATCTTTGAGCATCAGCTTCTGTTGCAAACACCGCTTGTTCTCCTGTTCTACCTAAATAACCAGGTGTGTCTGCCGGCACTGTTAATTCAGTTCTAACACCATACATGCCTTTAAATTGAGGTGGTGTTTTTGATCCACCTATTATAAGTTTGGGTTCTACATACCCTTCTCTTGATCCTAGATCCTCGCCTTCTATAACACCGCCACCGATTGCAAACTTCTGTCTAGGTCGCAACAGGTACGCCATCATTT